GCAGGTTGAACTCGAGCGTGTCGATGCCGTTGATCTCGCCCGTGATGATCACGTCATAGGCGTTCTCAAGTACGGCTTCCGCGTTGCCGTTCAGATCGAGAACGGTCAGTAATTTCTTGTCCGCCATGCAATCACCTCCATCTGCTGCGGGCCTGTATCGTCAGTTTCTTGAATGCGGATTCGCCGGGCGTCGACAATGCGATGCTTTTTACCGTTGGCGTTGCCGATGAATCCGCTGTGGCAAGCGTCAGCCGGAACTTGATGTACTTTGCGGAATCCGACTGCACGGTGTTGTCTGCACCAAGCGCCGTCCAGTTATTCCATGTCGTGAAATCGTCCGATGTGGAAGTCTCGACCGTCACGCTTGTTCCTGTTGGTGTATCGGCTGTCAGAGTGACGTAGCATTTCCCGGTTATCCCGTATTCCACTGCGGCGGTCGTGAAATATCCGCTTGTCGCGTAGGCTCCGCTTGAGGCCTTGAGTGTGACCGCATTTTCTGTCGTCAGCCCGTCGACATCTGCCGTGGAATCCGCGGCGTTGCAAGTGAGGGATTCCTGAAACCAGAGCGCGATGTCATCTGCAGTCAGGCTGGAATCGCAGCTGAGGAACCAGTCGTCGAAATTCCCGGCGTACCAGTAGGTGTCAGCGTGCATTCCCCAGATGAGGTCTGCTGTGCAGGAGCGGTTGAGTTCTCCCGTGAAGCTGACCGCGTCGGATACCCATACCTCGCCGGAACTTCTGCTGCCAAGCACATACTGCGCGGTCTTGTCGTCCGGTTTTATCACCGCCGCGATAAAGTACCACAGTCCGTTGGTGAGCGTGAACGACGGCGTAAAGTCCTGATCGAGGATCAGTGTTCCTGACGAGTTGTACAGCATCAGGCGCGGCTTGCCGGAATGCAGCGACAGGTAGAATATCGGGTTGCCGCTTCCCTGACGGGTGTTGAGCAGCGGGCAGAACGTGTTTCCGACTGAGTAGGTCGTGGGCATGAACCATCCGCCAACCGCTATTGTCTTTCCAATCGAGGAAAACATCGTTCCGTCGTTTGAAACCTTGAGATAGGTTTTCTCGCTGGTCGGGTTGTTGATATTCATGCGGAAAGACCTGCCGAGATGTCCCGCCTGCAATGAAGCGGTGGTTCCGCTCCATCCGCTGATAGATGCCTTCCTATCTTTTCCTGATGAATCCGCAAGGCATGTGTCCGAGTCCGGCGCGGATTCGTTGAACCGCCACAGGCCGTCTGCTCCCCAGGAATCCGGCACCTGCCCGGTGAACTTGTCCTGCGAGTTCAGTGCCTGCAGCGTGACTTCTGTGGTGCTGTCGGCTTCAATCGTGATGGTGTTCGCGCCGACCTTGAGCACCGGGAAGTTCAGGTTCTCGAGGAGCGGCAAGCCGTTTCGGAGCGTGTTGCCGTCCGCGTCTGTGACCTTTGCCGTCATCAGCGAGGAATCAATGACAAGCACCTCATTCTCCGAGAGGACGCCGTTGATCTGCAGCTGACTGCCGTTCGTGGTGATGACCGCGTTCTTGCCCTTGGCAAGGTCAGCGACAAGGGAGTAAATCGGCAGGGAGTCGGCGTTGCCGAGACTGCGGTTTATGGAAAATTCTCCTGTCTCGGTTATCTCATACGTTTCGTCATTCTCCGCGTAGGCATATGGGTCTGGACACAGGAACGTGAGGTCGAAGGTGCAGGAGTTCCGCACAGCCTTCTCGAAGGAGAATCCGCTCTCAAGCCTTGCCCGGTAGACGCGGTCCGGCTCCTTATCGAGAATCAGATCACACAAACCGATGTCCGGGTTGAGCCACGCGATAATCTCATCCTTCCGCGCGAGAAAGTCCTCGTCGGCCTTGCCCGGCGGGATGAAGCAGGAAATCTCTATCTTGCGTTCGCCGATGGTCTCGCCGAAATCGAACGAGCCCTCGCGTCCGGGAACGGTGATCGTGTTGTTCGTGAAGTCCGGCATGCGGTTTTCCTTTGTCATCCTCGTTGCCAAGCCGAAGCTCTGGCTTGTTCTGCCGTTAAATTTGAATCCCATTAGATTACCGATCCTTTCGCGCGTCTGCTGCCGACAAGCAGGGTGTTGAGCTGCTGAGAAATCTTGCGGATGTCGTCGTCGCTTCTCACGCTCATGGTTTCGATATTGATAAGCGGGCCGGAGTATCCGGCGTTCTCGCTGACGGCTTCCTTTATCATGTTCCGCAGGCTGTTGACGCCGACCACAGCTTCATCGCCAGCTTCGCCTCCGCCAAGGAGCGTGTTGCCGGACTGTCCGAATATGGTCGCGTCCTTCAAGATCATGCCGCCTTCCATCGCCTTCTTGTACCAGGAGACGGAGAAGTGCGGAATGCTCGGCGGGTTCAGACTGAACTTGCCCGAAACACTGAAGTGAGGCAGCTTGATTTTCGGCAGTTCCCAGTGAAAGTTGAACACATTCTTGAGCTTGCTCACGATCCCGGAAACAAAGCTCCAGATGCCGTTGAACACAGATGAGAAGGTGCTCTTGATGCCGTTCAGGATTCCCGACAGCGTGCTCTTGATTGCGTTGAAGACGGAGGTAATGCCGGACTTCATTGTGTTCACGACACTCATCACGGCAGATTTAATTCCGTTCCAGATTGAGGTTGCCACGGATTTCACGCCGTTGAATACGGTCGATGTGACAGTCTTTATCCCGTTCCACGCGGTCGTCACAGCGGTTTTGATGCCGTTGCAGACGGTTGTGATTACAGTCTTTATCGCATTCCATATTGTCGTGACAACAGTCTGGATTGCCGTGAGAACCGTTGTGATGACCGTCTTGTAGATATTGAAGTAGGTTGTCACCACAGCCTGAATTGCGGAGAAAATCGTGGTAAAGAATGTCTTGATTCCATTCCATACCGTCTGGATTACCGTGCTGATCGCATTCATCACCGTCGTAACCACATTCTGTATCCCGTTCCACGCGCCGGACAGGAAGCTGCTGATTCCATTCACCGCGGAAGTGAACACTCCTGAAATAGCCGTCCAGATCGTCACAAAGAAGTCCTTGATAGCAGTCCAGACGGTGACCGCGACCTCCTTGATGTTGTCCCATAGGTTGATCCAGAAGTTTCGGAAGCTCTCGCAGTTGTTCCACAGGTATATGAACGCCGCGACCAGCAGACCGATTGCCGTGATGATCAGACCTATCGGATTTGCCGCCATGGTCGCGTTGAGAGCGGTCATGCCTGTTTTCACAACATTGATGGCCGAGACTATCTTTGGCGCAAGTGTCATCAAGGCTCCGACGCCGGTCGCCATTTTGCCGACCACAATCAGCACCGGGCCGATAGCCGCGACGATTGCCGTGATGGTCAGGATCATTTTCTGTGTCGCCGGGTCCATGTCCATGATGGCGTTCATCACGCTGATGATTTTCTCCATCAGGTTCTGAAATGCCGGAGCGACCGCCTGCCCGATGGTGACCGTCAGCACGTCGAAGGTGGATTTGAGCTGTTCAATTATGCCGCCGGTGCCGCTCATCAGAGCGTTACTCATGTTCTCCGCAGAGCCGCCGCACTCATCAAGCGCGGAACGAAGGGACGATACTTCCGATGGCGAGGTCTGGATCAGCGTCAGCCACTTGGACATCTGGTTCTTGCCGAAGATATTAGCGGCTGCCTCCAGCTTTTCCTGATCGGTCAGCCCGGAGAAGGCGGAGTTCAGGTTGGCCAGCACCGTCGGCATGTCCTTGAGCGTGCCGTTCTCGTTGAAGATGGCGTAGGTCTGCCCGGTGGAAAGTCCGAGCTGATCCATTGCCGTCGCGCCTTCCTTGGCGGGAGAAGCGAGACGCGCAAGTCCTGTTTTCAGAGCGTTTGCGCCCTCGGAACCTGAAATACCGGCGTTGCCGAACACATCCGTAATCGTTGCGAGGTCCTTCACATCCCATCCGACGGTTTTGCAGATAGGACCGGCGACGGACATCGCTTCGAAAAGCTCCGATGTTGTGGTATTGGCCTGAGCCTGTGCCTTGGCAAGAACGTCGGCATAGTTTGCTGCTTCCGAGGAATCCGCGCCGAACATCTTCATGGCGTTGCCGAGTCCGGAGGTGGTTTCCGACAAATCGGTGCCAGTGCCTGCGGCGAGGTTCATGGCAGGCGTCAGCATGTCGGTCGCTTCTTTGGCGGTGAAGCCCTGACGGGCGAAGTTCAGCGTCGCGTCCGCAGCGTCCTGCATGCCATAGACGGAGTTCTTGGCGGACGTTCCGATCTGATCCCACAGGCCTTCGAAGTCCTCCGCGGAGTTTGCCGTGTCGCCCATGGTCTGCTTGACGAGGTTGAACTGCTTGTCGACGTCGCCATAAGCGGTAACGGCAGCAGTCGCGCCAGCCACAACGGGAGCGGTGAAGCCCATCGTCATCTTTGTCCCGGCGCTCGAGAGCGATTCGCCCACAGACTTGACCTTCTCGCCAGCCGCCGCTATCTTCTGCGCGGAGACGGAGCCGAAGTTCTCATATTCCTTTGTCAGGCTTTTGAGATCCTGCTCGGTTTCGACGATTTCCCTCTGGAGCGCGTCGTATTGTGACTGGCTCATGTCGCCATTAGCAAGAGCCGCATCCGCCTGCTTTGCCGCTTCCTTGAGCGCTTCGAGACGCTCCTTGGTAGCGGCGATTTCCGTCTGCAGGCCTTTCTGCTTCTGGGAGAGGAGTTCCGTGTTGCCGGGATCGAGCTTCAGGAGCTTGTTTACGTCCCGCAGGCTTTTCTGCGTGTTCGATATCTGCTTGTCGACCGACTTGAGCGATTCGGTCAGCTTGGTTGTATCGCCGCCGATCTCGACGGTGATGCCCTTGATTCTGTTCGCCATGCGGATACACCTCCCTTCAAGGCTTTACTTAGATTTATCTGAACTTTTACCCTCCGCCGGTAGCAGAAGCATGCATGAATTGTTATCCTCCAAAGAGGAGGTAGTGCATATGTATAAGACATTTGTTATCGGATACAATCCGAAAGCGCATAAGATGGCCGAGGAGATCGAGAAGAAGGCAAACGAACTCGCACGCGATGGCTACAGAGTTCTTTCGTTCTCCATTACGAACAGCGGGAAAGCCATCATTCTTGCGGACGATGGAAAGGACTCCACATCCCCCGAAGAAAAGTAAATGAAAGATTAAAAGCGATCCATCATTTCCTGTGTCGCGATTTCCGGGTAGTCCCAGTCGTCGTTGCTCATTTCGGCGTACATGTCGTTGACGGTGCCGATGGTCAGCAGGTCAAGCTCCGAGACATGCAGTCCGATCTGCACGCAGCGCAAAAGAAAGAGCGGGGTTGTCATTTCCCGCTCTGTCGCGTGAGGTTTTTTTTAGCGGAAACCTGCTGCTCCGTGTTGATTCCCCACAGTTCGATAATCTGCGGTAGCACCTCATAGATCGAGAACGTATTGAAGCTGTCGAGCCATTCCTCCGGCGTATCCGGCACATCCTTGTCGGCGTGCTTTGCCATCAGCCACGCGATATTCTCGAACAGCTCCAGACTGAACGTATCCAGATTTGAGCTCTTCGCGTCGTTCTCGCTGATGCCTTTCTGCAGCTCATTCAGGTCACGGTAGATGTCCCGGTGGAACTTGTTCCGGTAGAGCCGCGGTATAGCAGCCGATGCTCTGAAAGTCACCGGCTGCCCGTCAATTTCTATTGTCTTTGTAACCGCCATCGCTTACTCCTCCTCGGTTGAATAGCTCGTGCTTGCCTTGGCACCGGATGAGGTGCCGGAGCCTGCCGCGGTGTCGCTCGGCTCGTAGACCTTGTCGTACCAGGCGTTGTAAACGGACTCGGCTGTGTTCGTTCCGGTCTTAACCTTCACAAGCCCTGACGGCAGCGGAGAAACCGTAATCGATAGCGTATCTGTCTGCACCTCGGTCGAGTCCTCCTTGGTCTGGCCGGAAACGGAAGGGCGAGTCGCTGAGCAGTAGTACATGCAGTGGCGGATCTTGCGCTGGTCGCCGGAGAACTCGAACAGGAGCGCGAAATGCTCCGGCTCCACATCCTTGTTCTCGGCGATGACGCCGTTGGCATCCTCGGTTTCGTGCATAACGTCCGTGAGGAAGCTCTCCGGGATGAGTGCCAGCTCGAAGTCGCCGGAGTACCCGTTGTTGTTCGACACCATGTAATAAACCGTGTCGTCAGCGTAGAACGGCTCGTTGTCGCCCTCGGCGTCAAGGGAAAGACTGACCGCGCCGGGCATCGCCACAGGCGTGCCGAATGTCACCGTTCCATCCTCGGCAAGCGTCGCGATGGCGTAGTGGCAGTTCTTCAGGCCAAACTTGACCTTGTTCTTCTTATTAGCCATATTCTTTAACCTCCAATAATCTGTGTTTGGTAGAGAACCTCGTACATCTTCTCGTCCTCGATCCAGACCTCCGACTTCTCATACGGCAATTCGTGAGAGGTGAGAATGTCCTCGATTTTCGATTCAGTGTCCGGGTCCTTTTTGTCTGTGTAAAGCTCGATGTTCAGCTCGTCGACCTTCTGCCAGACCACGTTGTCCGCGAAAATGTTGTCCGTTCCCGGAAACAGGAAGCAGATGAACGGCGGGTCCGGAGACTCGCCCTCGGCAAAGTGGTCGTAGGCGACGGGAAGTCCGGCTTCCTCGAGCATGGTTACGATCTCGTCATAGTTCATAGGCGTCATCCTTTCAGTTTGGATTCAATCTCGCGCACCAGCTTCTCATTGCCTGCCTGCTCGGCAGGAGCGATATGCGGTCTTGCGGCCACACGGCCTCCGCCGCGCTTGGCGTGACCATGCTCCAGAAGGTGCGCAATCTGATAGCGGTTCCGCGAATGAACCACCATGTCGATGGAGTCCGCACTTTCGCTGACGGTCTTGACCGACCATGACTTCTTGTACTTGCCGGTACGCACAGGAGCGTTCGCCTGAATATCCTTGCGGACGGATTTCGCCGTATCCCTGACCGCATCCTTCATGTCGTCGGCGGCAAGGTCGGCGTATTCCTGCAGGCCCTTCATCACGGCGTCACGCAGGCCGTCAATTGATACCTTCTCGTTCATGTCGTTTTCTCCAATGCGCAGTTGAATTTCAGCGTGTTCTTCTTGTAGCCCATCGGGTTCACATAGGTGATGTTGTACGTTTTGCCTTCCGCGAGAATCCGGTACTTCGTGGAGACGACCTCGGCAAGCTCGGAGCACCAGCGGCAGGTGAAGTTCAGCGATTCCTCCGAGTTGATCACCTCGCCGGAAGTCTCCGAACCGTAGGAGTCCGTACCGACCGTCGCCCAGCACTTGAAGTAGTCTGTCCACGACGCCGTATGGTTTCCGTACTTGTCCGTGGTTATTTCATTCTTCTGGAATGTGACCGGCACACGCATATTGGCGATCTTCATCAAAATCCCTCCTTGCGCACGCCGAACAGAAGCGCCCGGAGCGTCAGATTCAGCTGATTGTGGTCAGCGTCCTCGCGGTGCTCGTACAGGTACGCCACGGTGTAGAGAATGGCAATGCGCATGCGGATGAGGATTTTCTCCTCGCTTGCCTCCCATTCCTCGTCAGAGTAGCGGGCGATGTCCTGAACGGTCGCGGTGGCCGATGTTATGAGATTCTGGATCAGCTCGTCCTCATCGGAAGAACTAACTCGCAGATAGGTTTTTGCTTCCTCAAGCGTTACTTCCATGAGACACCTCCAATAAAAGTGAAGCGGACACCCGTAATGGATGCCCGCCCACAACAAAGCGAAATCAATCAGCCCGCCGCCTTGACGGAAAGACCGCGCACGGCTTCCGGCAGGATCAGCTTGCCATCTACGCGCTCAGACGCGAGGAATCCGATCTGGCCGTTCGCCGCGTAGAGCTCCGACAGGCGCTTGAAGCTGCGTCCCTGACGGTCGGCAATCCAGTAATAGGAGAAGTCTCCGAACAGGATCGGCACATTTCCGGCTGCCAGCTCCGGCGCGTAGATGCTCGTGTGGTACGGACGGTTCAGGATGGTATCCGGCTGACCGGCTACGACGCTCGGCTGCCAGATGTAGTTTCCGTTGCCGTCCTTGATCTTGCGCAGCGCCTTGACGGTGGAGTCGTTCAGAATCCACACAGCGCGGTTGCGGTAGACCGAACGCAGGGAGTGGAACACGTCCATGATCTCGTCGAAGGTGATGTTCGTATTGGCAATTTCCGTAGTCGCGCCCTCAGTCGCCTTGACCTTGGTGAAGACGCCTTCCGGCTTCTTCTGGCCGTCGCCCACGAGGAATGCCTCCTCCTCGGCAGCGCCGATTCTGCGGGCAAACTCCGTGGAGATGTAGCTCTGCAGGTCGAACACCGAATCGTTCATCAGCTCCTCGGATACCTTGATCGCCGTTCCCAGCTTGTACGCGGAAAGCGTGATCTGGTCGAAGGTGTCGTCGGATTCCGGATAGAGCCCATTCTCCTCCATCCAGCTTGCCGTTCCGTGAGATGCGACAATCGGAATCGTGTGCGTTCCGCTGTCGGTCTGAATGACGTGCGCGAGACTTCTGAAGAAGTTCTCGTCGGTCAGCGCCTGCACCAGCTGATGCTCGTACTCATCCGGTACGAGGTACCCGCCGTTCGCGTCAGTGCCGACTTCGAGTACATTCTGTACGTCGTACCAGTTGCGCTTGCGGATCGAATCCCAGAAGGCGGTCTTGTACGCCTTGGAAGCAATGCCGGGCTTGTCGTCCGGTTCGTCCTTGGCACCGGGCTTGCCGGTGAGCGGTGCGGATGTCGGCGCGGAGAGCATCTTGTCGATCTGCTCCTGTCGCTGCAGGCGCTCGATGTCGTGCGTCAGATCGGTGACTTCCTTTTCCATCTTGTCGTAGGTGGCGGCGTCCTCCGCGGATACGTTGCCGCCGTTATCGGAGTGGGTGTCGAGAAAGTTCTTAGCCGCGTCCCACGCCTTGGCGCGTCTGTCCATGAGTTCCATAATCTTGGTCATAATAATTTCCTCCATTCATTAGTGGCTGAGAAGCGAGAGCCGCTTCTCAAGATCTGCGGCCTTCACAGTCGCTGTTTTCTTTTCAGGTTTACGTTTCGGTATCAGCTTCGAAAGCAGGGAGTCGGTGACGGCCTTGCGGGAGAAAAGCATCTCGATTTCCGTATCGTCGTCAGGCTCCTTGGTGTCGTCATCCGGCTCAGTGCCATCGGTGAAGAGTATCTCGTCGGCGAATCCCAGCTTCTTGGCTTCCTTCGCGTTCATCCAGGTCTCAGCGTCCATGAGCTTGCTGATCTTGTTCCGGGACAGTCCGGACTTGATCTCATAGGCGTTCATGATCGACTCCTTAACCTCGGAGAGCATGTCGATGGCCTTCTGCATTTCTTCCGAATCGCCGATCGCGATGGTCGCGGGATTATGCACCATCAGCATCGCGACAGGGCTCATGCAGACCTTCGTTCCGGCCATCGCGATGACACTTGCCGCCGAAGCCGCGAGTGCGTCGATCTTGACGGTTACGTCATACGGGTAGTCCATCAGCATGTTGTAGATCTGAGCCGCCGCGAACACATCTCCGCCGGGACTGTTGATCCAGAGCGTGATGTTGCCTTCGCCGGAGTTCAGCTCGTCCTTGAATGCCTGCGGCGTAATTTCGTCGCCGTACCAGGTTTCATCGGATATTTCCCCGTCGAGGTAGAGCGTTCGGTCTGAACCGAAGCTGTCCGGCGTTTCGTTTCTGGTCCATCGCCAGAATTTTCTTGTCATAGGGACTTCCTCCTTTCCCGGAGCCGATTATCAGACTCCGATTGTTCCTGTGATTCTGTCTGTTCTTCCTGCGTTTCATCAGGCTGTTCCTCCGTTTCTGTTGAAGCTGATGCTGCGAAGATTCCGGCATCCTCGAGCTTGGTCATGTTGCCGTTGATGAGATACAGGTCGCCGCCCTTGTTCTCCGGAATGCGGTCGAGATTTTCAAGCTCGCGTATGTCGTTTGCCGACATCCATCCGTTCTGCCTTGCAGTGGCGTAGCCGTTCATGCGGCTCTGATAGTCGCCTCTGAGCAGACCGTCCACGTTGAACTTGAAGAAGTAGTCCTTCTTCTCCTCGGGACGGAGCAGTGCTCTGCGCATCGACTGTTCCCAGCGGGATACCCACGGGTCGAGCGTGTACTTTACGAATTCCAGCGACTGCTGCTCGATATTCGAGTAGCTCGATTTATCGAGGTCACCGATCATGTGCGGCGGGATACGGAATATTCTCGCGATCTCGTCTATCTGGAACTTGCGCGTCTCAAGGAACTGCGCCTGCTCCGGGCTGATGCTGATTGGCGTGTATTTCATGCCTTCTTCGAGCACTGCGACCTTGTTGGAATTGGCAGAGCCGCCGAAGGCTGAGTTCCAGCTTTCACGGACTCGCTCCGGATCTTTGACCACGCCGGGATGCTCCAGAATGCCGCCCGGCGTCGCGCCATTGGCAAAGAACTTACTGCCGTACTCCTCGGTGGCAATGGCAAGCCCTATGGCGTTCTTGGCCATCGCAATCGGCGAGTAGCCGACTAAGCCGTCGAAGCCGAGACCGGGAATATGCAGCACATCCATCGGAGACAGCCTTACCAGACTGCCGTTCATCGTGTGCGCCTCATCGGTCGAGGTCTGGTATTCGTAATAAAGCTGGCCGTTTTCGTCGCGGTCGACCGTCATGCGGTTTGGCATCAGCGGGTAGAGAGCCACGACTTCGCCTTTGCCGTTGCGGATGATCTGCGCGTAGGCATTGCCCCAGAGGAGCAGGTGCGTCATGAGCGTCTCGCGGAACACGAAGCTCGTCATCTCCGGATTCGGCTCGTCGTGCAGCAGCTCATAAAGCGGATGGTCAATGGCTTTCTCCTTCGAGCCGTTATCGGTGTAGCGATACAAGTGCAGCGGCAGGCCCGCGATTGCTTCCGAGAGGATTCGCACGCACGAGTAGACCGCCGTCATCTGCATGGCGGAGCGTTCCGTCACAGCTTTGCCGGAAGTGGTGCCTCCGAAGAAGAAGCGGTAACTACTCCCGGCGGTTGAATCTTTGGGAGCGTCTCGTCCTCTGAACCATCTGTTGAAAATGCTCATATCAAGTCCTCCATTTGATTAAGGGCCTCCCGCAGAAGCAGGAAGCCCATGATTGCTATCAAAAACATGCATTTGTACCTCAGATAAAAAGAATTCCGCGGCTGTCATAGACAGAAGCGGTGTTATCATTGCCCATTCGTATTGCCCGGTCGAGCGCCATGATCGTGGCGATTGCGCCGTCGATCTTCTCCGTGGATTTCTCCTTGTCGGCCTTAATGTTGCCCGCCGGATCGGTTCGGATGAAGATGTTGTCCATCATCCAGCGGAGCACCGGATGGCCTCCATGTGCTATTCGTTTCTCCAAGACCAGCTTCATCAGCTCCTTGGTCGGCGGAGACATGTCCTTGAAGCCCTGTCCGAAGGGAACGACGGTGAAGCCCATGCCCTCGAGATTCTGCACCATCTGGACGGCTCCCCAGCGGTCGAATGCGATCTCGCGGATGTTGAACCGTTCGCCGAGGTTCTCGATGAACTTTTCGATGTATCCGTAGTGGATGACATTGCCCTCGGTCGTTTCGAGGACGCCTTGTTTCTGCCAGAGGTCGTAGGGAACGTGATCGCGCCGGACGCGCAAATCCAATGTGTCCTCCGGCACCCAGAAGTATGGGAGAACCACATATTTGTCGTCCTCATCCTGCGGCGGGAAGACCAGCACGAACGCTGTAATATCCGTCGTGGATGACAGGTCGAGTCCGCCGTAGCAGACGCGGCCTTCCAAATCGTCCTCATTCACCGGGAATGCGCAGGCATCCCATTTGTCCATTGGCATCCACCTGACAGACTGTTTCACCCACTGGTTCAGGCGAAGCTGCCGGAATGCGTTCTCTTCGCCGGGATTCTGCTTTGCCGACTCACACGCGGCCTTGACCTTGTCGATGCCGACCGTGATGCCGAGGCTCGGATTGGCTTTCTTCCAGACCTTCGGGTCCGTCCAGTCCTCGGATTCATCGGCACCGAAGATAACCGGGTAGAAAGTCGGATCATGCTTGCGCCCGTTCATGATGTCAAGCGCCTTCTGGTGCTGCTCATAGCAGATCGAGTTCGTGTCGTTTCCGGCGGTCGTGATCAGGAAGAACAGCGGCTGCATCCGAGCATCGCCGCTTCCTTTTGTCATGACGTCAAACAGCTTCCGGTTCGGCTGCGTGTGCAGCTCGTCAAAGATCACGCCATGCGTATTGAATCCGTGCTTGTTTGCGACGTCGGCGGAGAGCACCTGGTAGAAGCTGTGCGTCGGAAGGTATTCGAGCCGCTTCTGCGATTCGAGAATCTTCACGCGCTTACTGAGTGCCGGGCAGAAGCGCACCATATCGACCGCCACGTCAAAGACGATCTTTGCCTGATTCCGGTCAGCAGCACAGCCGTAGACTTCAGCGCGTTCCTCACCATCGCCGCAGGTGAGCAGCAGCGCGATTGCCGCGGCAAGCTCACTCTTGCCTTGTTTCTTTGGGATCTCCACGTAGGCGGTGTTGAATTGCCGGTAGCCGTTCTCCTTGATCACGCCGAACAGATCGCGCACGATCTGCTCCTGCCAGTCGATCAGCTCGAACGGCTTTCCCGCCCATGTGCCTTTGGTGTGGCAGAGCTGCTCGATAAAGAGGCAGGCGTAATCAGCAAGATTCTGATCATAATGGGAGGTTTTCTCCATAAAGCGCGTGACCTTGTATTTCTTCAGCTTTCGCATTGCCATGGAGCATTCCTCCTTCCTAATGGCATAAAAATAACCGCATCGCTGCGGTTTCTATCGGTACGAGAGCGAGAGCCCGTCAAGGCTCTGCTTTCGGAATATTCAAATTCAGGTGTTGCTTAGTTGTACTGCTTCATGAGCACCGCGTAGGCGAGCTGGCTGGCTTCGTCCTCGGGCTCGATGTCCCATCCGCGATCGTAGTTGAGTGTTACCTTGCCGTCGACGCGAAGCTCCATCTTGGAAATGCGTCCGCCATCGATTCCGTAGTCCTCGGAAGGTTCCGGGTAATGCTTCACCCAATATTTAACGACCGTTCCTTCGATGAGCAGTGATCCTTTTTCCCACATTGTCTTGTCCTCCGTTTGCTCTGGTTTTCCCTTTCGGTGTGTACATATATCACTCTGATCAGCTTTGATAGCAAGTCATTTCGAGGAATATATGTGACAATTTTTCGGGTTAATCCGGGAGGCCGGATTGTGTAGTTTACAACTGGAATTCGATGCCGTTTTTGCGTTCCGGCTCTTTCGAACCGAAGCGGTGGTCGTCGGCTCTCGTGACTGTCTTGAGCCCGGTCATCTTGCAGCCGAGGCTTGTCAGTCCGTAGATGCCGTCCATCAGGCCGGTGCTCTCATCGGTTACCACAATCGCGGTGATTCCGGCTTTGCGGAGCGTGTCAACGAAGTCGCTGAGCTCGTAATCCCAAGGGAGATCGTCGACCTCGAATGCGTCCGCGCCGTTCCGAAGGCTCCGGTCGTATTCGCAGAGCGCCTTGTTCTGTCCGGCGGTGAAGGGGTAAGGGAACTCCTTCTTTTCGCGTTCGTCAAAGGCTTTCACGCCGTCCCAGTCGTCGGCTTCCTTCATGGCTTCGCGGTCCTTTTCGCGGATGGCCTGTGCCTCGTTGTAGGCGATTGCGGTGTCTCTCATCTGCTCGAAGTAGGTGTTCTTTTTCATCGTGTGTTCCTCCTGATTTTCGCTTGTTTGCTTGGTTTTCTGTGCCTTTCGGCATGTGTATATATCACTCTGTTCGGCACATATAGCAAGTCAATTTGGCCAGATAAATTGATAAATATCTGTGTCCAGAATCAGGATTCTTTCGTTTCACCGGTCATGATGAAATGCACATATTCTTTCCTGTGTTTTTCGATGAAAAGCACCAGCTCGTAGTAGTTCCGGTCAAAGGCCAGCCGCTGCACGTAGGGCAGGTCGAACATATTGCAAAGGCCGGTGTCGCGGATCGAGAGGATCTGCTCCTTGATTTTCTCATCCATGTCAGTCCACCACCTTCCGCACAATGTCTTCGCCGTAGATGACGTTCAGTCCGCTGCCGTTGTCCCAGTGGACCAGCATGCTTCCGGTGTCGTCGATGCCGTAGACCGTGCCGCGGGTTCCGGCAGGAGGAGCCTGAATGTCGTCCATCTGGACCAGCTCCACGCGGGTACCGTTCGGATATTGTTTGTGCAGCTGTTCGAGCTGTTCCGGTCTGATCATCCTCATCCCTGCACCTCCTCGGTAGCTTCCTCAGTGGTTTCCTTCTTGGGTGCGCCGTTCTTCCAGCTGGAGTTGCCCTCGAGGTTCCGGAGCAGGATCTTGCGTTCCTGCTTGTATTCCGCGCCGATGAATCCGAGGCGGAGGAGGAAGCAGCGGAATGCGTATTTCTCGTTGGCGACCGGCGTCTCGGTGCTACTTGCTCTTTTCAGTTCCTTGGAGAGCTTGCAGAGCTGGGCGATGAACATCGTGTAGGCTCTGGTTTCGTCCGGTGTCGGCAGTTCCGGGAACCATGGGAATGCGATGCGGTCTTCCTTGATTTCGAACCGCAGGTCGTCAATCCCGAGTGCCTTCTTGATCAGGCTGCCTTTGGCTTCGAGAATGTTGGTCAGCGTTCCGACCGCGACCTTGTCGAGCGGAATCTCGACCGTCAGGCCAGTTTCCTCGGCCTCTGGCGCGGTTTCGTCTGCCTCTGCGGGTTCTTCCTTGGCTTCCGATTCCGCTGTTTCCTGTGACTCCGGTTCGAATCCCGCGTCTGCGATGGCTTCGAGAACCGTCTCGACTTCCTCGCTGTCCGCCATGTCGTCGAACTCGAGTGCACCGTCCTTGGTGACGGTGAAGTAGTCGATCTGGTAATTGCAGGTCGGCATCTTCATGTACTCGGCCTTCGCGCCGGTAGTATCGGCGATAACCCTGACCAGTTCCTTCCTTTGTGCTCCTGTTACGTTGTAGTTGATTCGCATGTGTTTTACCTCCGTTTAATGTGGTTTTCTGCCGTAGGTCCTGTGCCTTTCGGCATGTCTATACATCACTCTGAACGGCTGTAATAGCAAGCGAATAAGCGATATTTCTCAGGTAGAAATTCTTCCGATTATGCGGGCTTAAAACTGTGCTTAGTACACAAAGGAATCATTTGCCGTCGGGCAGCTCGACCTCCTTAACAAGGTCGGAATAGAGGAGCTTTTTGCCGTCGCGTATGACATACACATTTTCGGAATCGCCGGTATCCTCGACGTAGCGCCGGAGGATGACGGAGGCGTATTTCGGATCAAGCTCACACATGTAGCAGGTGCGGTTCAGCTGCTCACAGGCCATAAGTGTCGAGCCAGAGCCGCCGAAGGTGTCGATGATGATGGCGTTCTCCTGCGTTGAGTTCTGGATCGGATAGCCGAGCAGATCCAGTGGCTTGCTGGTCGGATGGTCATTGTTGCGCTTTGGCTTGTCGAAATTCCATATGGTAGTTTCGGCGCGTCCGGCGTACCATGGGTGCTTGCCGTTCTGGAGGAATCCGTAGAGCACGGGCTCGTGCTGCCACTGGTAGTCCGAGCGACCGAGCACGAGGCTGTTCTTTACCCAGATACACACACCGGCAAGGTGAAAGCCTGCGTCGACGAACGCCCGGCGGAATGTCAGGCCCTCGGTGTCGGCGTGGAAGCAGTAGGCCGCGCCGCCTTTTTCGAGGTGATCGGCCATGTTCTTGAATGCCGCGAGCAGGAAATTGTAGAATTCCTCGCCCTTGAGACTGTCGTTCTGGATGGTGAGTCCGTCGGATGCTTTGAAGGAGACGCCATAAGGCGGGTCCGTCAGTACGAGGTTGGCGCGTTTGCCGTCCATGAGTGTATCTACATCTTTCGGATTTGTGGCATCGCCGCACAGCAGCCTGTGCCTGCCGACTGTCCAGAGATCTCCGGTCTCCACGAAGGAGGCCTTCTCCAGTGCAGCGGTCAGATCGAAGTCGTCATCCTCGACGTCCTTATCGGATTCTCCGTTCAGCAGCTTCTCCAGCTCCTTGTCGTCAAAGCCGAGCAGAGACAGATCAAATGCGTTCTCCTGAAGATCCGCCAGTTCGACGGACAGCATTTCTTCGTCCCATCCGGCGTTGAGCGCCAGCTGATTGTCAGCGAGGATGTAGGCGCGTTTCTGCGCGTCGGTCAGATCCTCGGCGAATACACAGGGAACGGTTTTGTAGCCTTCCTCGCGGGCGGCAGCGATTCTGCCGTGGCCGACGAGGATGTTGTAGTTGTTATCAATCACAGCAGGAGAAACGAATCCGAACTCCCGGAGGGAGGAGCGTAGCTGTGCAATCTGTTCTTTACTATGTGTCCGGGCATTCCGGGCGTAAGGCACCAGCTTGTCGATTGGCACCTGTTCAAGTCTTTGCGTGTTCATTTACATTCCCTTTCTCGCTCTCAGCAGGCGTTCCATCACGTCGTCCTGCGGATTCGTGCCGCCGTACTCTGCGGAACAGTTTTCTTTCACGATCTGGAAGATCTCGTCCCACAGGCGGTTTGCCTGATTCATGTAGTTGATTCCGATGTTGATGAACGGCGACGGGATAGGCTTCCCGGTTGTCGGATGCTTGGAGAGGTATCCGAGCTTGGTCGTCATTTCTTCGCACTGAATCCATCTCGCCGAGCACATCGCGTAGCGCTCCAGCAGCTGAGGCGACACGGCCTTGGCTACGCCGAGCTTGTCAAGCCATTCCCAGGTCTCGCGGTAGATGTCGGCGGCCTCCAGAGTGGAGCCGTCATGCTGCCGGGCCGATAAGAACTCGTGCGGCTCCGGCATGTCCTCGCCCTCGGTGTCCGGGATGTCGAGCACCTCGAGCTTTCGTCCGCCCGGATTCCCGTTCTCGTACTTCTCCTTGACGGCGGTTTTCTTCCGGCCAGCGCCGGGACGTCTGCCGCCGCGACCGCCAGTGTTATTCGATTTTGTGGGCATTTCGTCACCGCCTTTCTCTCATGTACGCGCGTAATAGATAAGGAGCCGGGTTATTACCCGTTTGATTTCGCTTTTTTCGCACAGAAGACCCCGCGCCGTTTTCCGCAGCGCCGCCTCGTAGAGATTTTGACCGCCCCTACCGGTCGCCGCGTTTCTTGTGGATTTTCTCGTGGCAGGAGCGGCACAGGCTCATGAGGTTCGACTCATCGTTCGTGCCGCCTTCCGACAAGGGAACGATGTGGTGGACTTCCTCGACCGCAACGTAGCGGCCTTGCTTCAAGCACATCTCGCAGAGCGGATGCTTGTGGACGTAGCGTGTGCGGATGCGCTGCCAAGAGCGTCCGTATCGTTTGCCGGTCGAGTAGCCGCGCGTGAACTTCTCGTAGTGCTTCTCCATCAAAGCCTTGTGCTTCGGGCAGTACTGTTCACCGTCCTCGCACAGGTTCGGGCAGCCCTGGTAGCGGCAGGGCCGCTTCGGTTTCATTGGCATAGCTTGCCGCCTCCCTTCGGGCATTAGAAAAGCCCTGCGGGCGTGGTGCTCGCAAGGCTTGTGTTCAGCCGTCCATGCGGCTGTTCTTTATTCTGTTTCGCTGATTATATACTAACATAAATGCAGAGTGGGCATGTTAGGACAAAGCAGGACATTTCGGGCGCATTTCATATAATGATTGGATTTTCCGGCACTCGCACATGCTGCAGAGCGTTGCCGTGCCATCTGCGGATTGTCCTCGCGTCAGCGTTCAGCTCGCATCCTATCTGCTCCCACGTCATGTTATGAATGTAACGGTACTTCAGAACCATCCGCTCATCCATGTCCTCGACAGTTCCAATAACATCACGGATCTGTTCCTTCAGTGAAGACAGCATTTCGAGTTCCTTGGATATCTTATTCTCAAGCTCCCACAGCTTTTCCAGTGACTTCATGAATGGCGCATCCGTATTGCGAGTTCCCTGAACACGCTCACGGTCATAACGAATAGATGAAACACTGCCCGCCATCTCGCGCAGATACTTTGCTTCTTCAATGTCGGAGGCGATTCTCTGGTCAAGCCTGTAGGACTGCCGTAAATATTCCTTCGCGTTCATTTATTCTTCACCTCCTCACGAAGACGGTCGATAAGGTAGTCGCCGTCGACCGATGTTAAGCACTGATACCACTGCGAATGGAAGAACCGCTCAAGAGCCAGCGCGTCCTGCATTGCTGACTTGCTGCGCGGATTTTTCTTGAGTTTCCGGAGTGCCGCCAAATAATCTCTCGAGGCAGATTTGATAATAGCTATGGCCAGGTTCTCATACGGATCTCCCATCACACCACCGCCTTTACGGCATCGATCAGTGCGGACTGGGTATCGTTCTTTTCAGAAAGAGCTTTTAATATCTGCCCGTCAATCGTGCCTTTTGTAACGATGTGCTGAATCACCACCGTATCCGCCTGCTGCCCCTGCCGCCAGAGTCTTGCGTTTGTCTGCTGATAAAGCTCCAACGACCATGTCAGTCCGAACCATACAATCGTGCTGCCGCCGTCCTGAAGATTCAGGCCATGACCGGCGCTTGCCGGATGGATCAGACCGACTGGTATTTCCTTTCGGTTCCACCTGCGAATGCTGTCGTCAGAATCAAGCTTTTCAAACGGGATCTTTCGCTCATGCAGCCGTTCCGCGATTCTCTCGAAATCATGCCGGAACCAGTACGCCACCAGCAGCGGTTTGCCGTTTGCCGCTTCGATAATGTCCTCCAGTACGTCGAGCTTCCTGTCATGGATGCGGGTAATCTTTCCGTCATCGGAATAGACCGCACCATTTGCCATCTGGCAGAGCTTCCCGGAAAGCGATGCGGCGTTTGCGGCTGTAATCTCTTCACCGTCCAGCTGCAGCACCAGTTCCTTCTTCATCTTTTCGTATCTCGCCGTTTCGGCATCCGACATCACGGCTTCTGCCTGCGTGATTATCTTCTTCGGCATCTTCAGATGATCGGTACATTTCATGGAAATCGTGATGTCGGATATTTTCCGGTAAATCTCGTCCTCCGCTCGGGGAAGAAGCGCATAGGAATAAACAATCGGACCATTCATCCTGTCCGGCGTAAAGTAGGTGTCACGGTACTGCCCGATAAATCTGCCCAGCCGTTTTCCCATGTCGAGAACCTTGAACTCGGCGAATAAATCCATAAGACCGTTACTGCTCGGCGTGCCTGTCAGCCCGACGATTCGTTTTACCTTTGGCCTTGCCTTCATCAGCGACCTGAACCGCTTCGCTTTGTGGTTCTTGAAGGATGAAAGCTCATCAATCACGACCATATCCCAGCTCCACGGCACTCCGCTCTCGTCAATCAGCCATGAAACATTCTCACGGTTAATGATCGTAATATCCGCTTCTGCTTTCAGCGCCGCCATCCTCTCAGCAGGCGTCCCGACCGCGACGGAATAGGTCAGTCCTTTCAGATGATCCCACTTTTCGATTTCCGCAGACCATGTGTTCTTCGCAACCCGAAGCGGCGCGATTATAAGCACCTTCTGCACCTCGAACAGCTCATACATCAGTTCATAAATAGCCGTCAGCGTGATTACGCTCTTGCCCATGCCCATGTCAAGCAGAATGGCGGAGATGGGATTCTTCACGATAAAATCGGCGGCATATTTCTGATAATCATGTGGAGAGTATTTCATCAATAACACCTCCGATCTGCTCTGTGCTGTCGATAACGTAAACCCGATACCCAAGCCGCCGAAGCAGCTCATGCCTTGAAACCTGCAGCGGTCTCGGCTTCTTGCCCGGCGCTTTTATCTCGGCAAAGGCCATCCTCCCATCAGGGAAAAGAACCAGCCTGTCCGGCATTCCGTCAAATCCGGGCGAGACGAACTTCGGCGCGATGCCGCCGCAGCTTTTCACCTCGGATACAAATTTTGCTTCTATGTATTTTTCCCTCACTGCAAACCTCCGTCATAAATCTGAGGGTGACGGTCGGTGAGGGTCTTCCCTTAAAACCCCTATATAGATAATTATTTTTTATCCCTTATAGGACTTTTATATAGAGAGGTACACCGACTGTCACCCTTAGCCATTATTCAAGAAAATCCTGTGCTTCCTTCAGCTTCAGGCCGTAGACAAAATGTCCTTTTTTCGTCTTCCTGCGCTGGAATCCGGCCTTCTCCAGATTGCCATAGAAGTCAGAAGTGCTTCTGGTAAACTCTCCCGTCTGCATGCAGACGCTGCGGTACTGCTGATACAGATCACCTGACTTCTCTGTGTATGACGGATCAACATCGCAGTGCTCCTCAATGAACTTTCCCAGCCAGTCATTGTCCTCGCGGTACTTCTCAACAGCGTCACGGACGGCCTTCGGCTCCGGAATTTTGAACCCCTTCCTGATTGCGATGCCCGCGCCCTCGATGATCCATTTCATGATGGCAGGCCCGGCGTTCTCAAAAAGGTAATCAGAGTAGTTCTTGATATCGCTCTTGCCGCTGATCTTGGCGTTAAACGGAATGACAATCAGCCTTCTCCACGTACCGTCGTCATTGGCGGACACCTTCGGCAGATAGTTGGTATACAGGACAAGCGTGTGCGAAGGATCAAAATGAAACGGGTCCTTGTACTTCTTTTCTGCTTCGATGGGATCAATGCTGCAGAGCTGCTTTACCATGCCGGTGTTGAGCCGCTGGCCCTCTTCAAGCTCCGATGCAATAATCAGACGCTTGCCTTTGAGTTCTGCCATTTCCGGTTTCACATTCCGCTTGCAGTTCATGGTCAGAGCCTCTGCTGATATTTTCCCAGAGTAATTTCCGAGAACTCTCGCGATGGTGTTCCAGAAGGTAGACTTGCCGTTCGCACCGCCGCCATAGGCGATGATCATCTGTTCTGCATAGACTCGTCCGACTGCTGCCATTCCGACAATCTGCTGCACATAGCTGATAAGCTCCTGATCCTTGCAGAAGAACAAGTCAAGATTCTCCAGCCAAAGCTTCATGCCCTTGTCACCCGGAGAGCAGGCAGTAATCTTCGTAATAAGATCATCCGGATCGTGCGGGTGGCTGCCGTTCAGGCCCTTGGTCAGGTCGTAGGTGGCATCCGGCGTGTTGAGAAGCTCCGGATCATAATCAAGCTCCGACACGTCCAGCGCGAGCATTGGCTTTGCCGCATTCTGAGCGTTTACGATGTAGCGGTAATTGCGGTATTTCATGACGAACTTCTTATAGGTATCCGCGCCGATCAGTGCGTACAGCAGGCTCAGCTTTTTCTCCGGCACCTGGTTCATGAGCTTCTTGCTCCTCGCCTTTACATCCGCTTCCGGGATTCCGATGGCGATAAGGTTCTCCTCCGCAATGCGGATAGCTTCCTCTGCATCCGTCAGCTGGTCATCCATGAAATTCTCGACAATGCCGAGTGACTTCTGCTTGTCCTCGTACCAGCGGTCGCCACCGAAAGCGATAAAGTCTGTGGCACTTGTGAACCGCAGCTTGTCTTCGCAATGTGACGCGATGACCTTGGCTTCGCCGATATCAGAATAGTCGTCTGGCTTCAGGAAGCTGCTGCCAAAAGAATCCTCATATTCATCAGGCGGCACATATCCTTCGCTGGTCTCGATCTTGCTTTTGAAGAATTTCAGTGCACTTCGCCAGATGGTGCGGAGTTCCTTGTCCGGCAGTGGCGGATCGCATTTCGCCGCGCGTTCCAGAAATGCTTCATGCGCCTTATCTGTATCGCCGAACCGCTTCAGGACGCGGCTTGCAAAGTGAGACATCGTATTGTTGCGGCTGCCCTCCGGGATAGAGCCTCCGGTGTACATTGGCGGAGCGATTGACGAGGTATCATCGTCAAAATCCGAAACCTCCAGAATTTCATCGATCTGACAGGTGCCTTCGTTCCAGATAACATCCTCCGGCCTTACATCGGAGCCGAAAAAGAAACGAGCTGCATTGAGCGCCTTTCTGTCCAGGAACGGATACTTGTTCTGGATAGCCGTTTTAACGCTGTTATACGTTTCAGCGTCGGTGTACTTTCTCACCGGGAACAGAATATGGAGTCTCGGCCTTGGAGACTTCCTGCCTTTCCATTTCATGTTGTTGCGGCTCGGCAAAATCACATGGTCTACATCTTTCAATTCCTCATGCAGCTTCTCCGCCGTCATCCATTCATCCGGATTCTCGGAATGGTCATTATCGCAGTCCTGCGGAATGCAAAATGACTCTTCAAAGTTCTCGACCAGCCGGTAATCATTCTTGTATTTGGCAAACACCTGATCAAACCTTGCCGCTTCGGCAATACCTACGGCATCTGTTATGACCTGCTTATGCGGATAAATGCAGTTATTCGCGTCCTCCCGGACATCTGCGGTGTATAAAATCACTTCCATATAGTTAATCCTCCCTGAACAGGACGTACTCCCGTCCCTGATATTCTTCTTTCAGCTTTCCTTTGATATATGGCTTCACATATGAAATGCGGCCATCTCTGTAATGGCGGTAATGACCTCGAACGCCCCATGCCGGACAATGCCACTCGGTAAAATTTCTGTGGCTGACCTGAACCTTAGAAATATCGCCTTTGAAGTGTGAGACACGGACCTTTCCCGGTTTCGTGAACGGGGCGGCAAGCGGCAGATTACTTTTGATGCCTTTTCTGTATTCCTTTCGCTCATTCAGCTCTATCGGTCTAAAGTGAAGCAGATACTGAATCGCAAAGAACGAAAGATAAACGCAGTCTTCATGCTCAGAGAGCTCTTTATCTCCGTGTGCCGCAAGATACTCCGGCATGACTGCTCTTGCGCCTTCCACCATGCCGCTGGCTCCAACCCATTCATAGGTTTCCATGAAAAACAACGCTCTTCTGCCGAGCGTCGTGAAGCAGATGCCTGCAAAGGCACGGGAAGAATAAACCTTTCTTCCGTTCAGCGCGGGTTCAGGAACCTTCTCCGGATCGATGCATTCCTCAAAAATCAGCTCACAATGGCCCTTGTCATCTCTGCACTCCAGCAAGAATTTCTCCAACGCCGGATTATCGAGAAGCCTCTGCCGCTCAGAATCCTTGAGCTGCAATCCCAGGTCTGCCAAAGATTGAAGTTGCGATTCTGTAACAGCAATCCAGTTTGTGCGGATTTTCTCGCCGCTTTCTGTCATGCCTGCACCTCCTCGCACTCTTCTGTGAAATAACGGATTGTCATCCGGCGCAGCTTGGCTCTGTCGATTTCCGTTTTCATGCCGGAGGATACCCGGCTGCCGAACACCCACAGCTCATCGCACTTCCCGAGGAAGATCAGATCCATAAAGAGCGCGAGCTCGCGTTCGCTGTCCTCCTTCATGTACTGCGGCAGCATCAGGTGCGGCGTGAGCGGGATTGTTCCCCTGTCTACTGCGAAGCGGCTGTACCTTCTCGCATCCTGAGTGTTCTTATCTGTATCGCCGGAATACGGCGAGCAAACATAAACGAGCGGACGGTACTGCTTCTTCTGATTTGTGTTAGCCATCGTCACTAACTCCTTTCGTGTATTTGTGAAGGGCTTTTCCATCCCTCCCGATGGCTATGTAGCCAAACCGGTCATTTTTCCGGTCGTGGTGGAGAAAAATTTCAGAACACGCAAAAAGACCTGCATCGCTTCCTATGAATTAAGGAAGAAATGCAGGTCTTAAAAATTTTTTTGGATTTGACCGGAAAATCCGGGCATTTGGCTACATAGCCGGTGAAAGGAGGACAGACAGCCATGCAGGAAACAAAAGAAATGAAATCACCGGCCGAAAAGCGTGAGCTGATCGATACGCTGATCGCCATCAGCGTTGTGTCAAGACGGCTGGCGAGAAAACTCGAAATGCAGATGTTAAAGGAGGACAAGCATGGGCAAAATGAGCGAGCTGTCGATGACGCTTGACGCGCTGATCGACGCAGGACAGAAGTTAACAGAATGCGGTGAAGAGCTGATTAAGACAGCAAATGAAATCAGAGCTGCCTTCTCAGAAACCGCACCAGTACCAGAACAGGCCGCTCCGGCACAGGCAGAAGCTGCCGCCACGCCGGAGAAAGAGCCTGAGAAAACCTATACCAAAGAGGAAGTGAGAAAGCTCCTTGCGGAGAAGTCAGTGGCAGGCTTCCGGGAACAGGCAAAAGCTCTGGTGAAGAAATACGGCGGAGGAAGTCTGACAGACGTTGATCCGGCAAAGTACCCCGACCTCGTAAAAGAAGCGGAGGCGCTGAAATGAGCAAGCATGCACTTCTCTCCGCGTCATCGTGCCACCGATGGCTACAGTGTCCGCCGAGCGCCAAGAGATGCGCCAGCGTTCCTGACCAGTCAAGCGAGTACGCAAGACAGGGAACCGCCGCGCATGAGCTCTGCCAGTACAAGGTTGAACACACTCTCGGGAGAAATGTCAGAGATCCGACTGAAGATCTTGATTATTCCGATGAGGAGATGGACAGGTGCTCCGACCAGTACTGCTCCTTCGTAATGGAGCAGGTTGAGGAAGCAAAGAAGCACTGCAGCGACCCGGCGGTATTTGTTGAGCAGCGACTGGATTTCTCTCGCTGGGTGCCGGAAGGCTTCGGAACCGGCGACTGTGTAATCGTCGCGGATGACCTGCTGCAGATTATCGATTATAAACATGGACTTGGCGTCATTGTGAATGCCGAGATGAATCCGCAGATGATGTGCTACGCGCTCGGAGCGGTTGAGATGTTTGACGGCATCTACGATATCGAAACCATCCGCATGACAATCTTCCAGCCGAGGCGGGACAATATCAGCACCTTCGAGATTTCCAAAGCAGATCTTCTCAAATGGGCAGACGAGATTCTCGCTCCCGCTGCAAAGCTTGCCTACAAGGGTGAGGGCGAATACAAGGCTGGCGACCACTGCCAGTTCTGCGCCGTAAAGGCTACCTGCCGGAAACGAGCAGAGTACAATCTGGAGCTCGCGAAGTACGACTTTCAAATGCCGCCAGACCTGTCAGATGAGGAGATTGACATGGTGCTTCTCAAGGCGGACGAGCTCGTATCCTGGGCGAACGACATCAAGGAATATGCCTTGCGGCAGGCGCTCTCCGGCACGGAATACCCTGACTTCAAAGTGGTCGCGGGACGCTCCGTCACGAAGTACACCGATGAGAACGCCGTAGCGGAGGCGGTATCGGAGCTTGGCTACGAACCATATGAGCGCAAGATTCTCGGCATCACGGCAATGAGATCGCTTCTTGGAAAGAAGCAGTTTGACGAGGTTCTCGGCGGACTTACATACAAGCCGCCGGGGAAACCGACCCTGGTACCAAAGTCGGACAAGCGTCCGGCGTTAGATACAGCAAAAACAGATTTTGAATAAGGAGGACAATATTATGTCAAAGTTTATAAATCCTACGAAGGTTATCACCGGTCCCGACACCCGCTGGAGTTACGCGAACGTCTGGGACGCGAAGAGCATCAACGGCGGAACGCCGAAGTTTTCCGTGAGCCTGATCATTCCGAAGAAGGACACCGTCACGGTGAACAAGATCAAGGCCGCGATCCAGGCGGCGTATGAGGAAGGTGAGAGCAAGCTGAAGGGCAATTCCAAGAGCGTGCCTCCGCTTGCGGCCATCAAGACGCCTATGCGTGACGGTGACGTGGAACGCCCGGACGATCCGGCTTATGCGAACAGCTATTTCATCAATGCCAACAGCACCACTGCTCCCGGCATTGTTGACGCTGACCGCCAGCCCATCCTTGAGAGAAGTGAAGTCTACTCTGGCGTGTACGGACGTGCGTCCATCAGCATGTATTCCTTCAATACAAATGGCAACAAGGGAATCGCCTGCGGTCTGAACAATCTCCAGAAGATCCGTGACGGTGAGCCGCTTGGCAGCAGAAGCCGCGCCGAAGACGACTTTGCGGCGGATGAGGATCATAAAACTCCTTCCAAAAATTCAGTCTCAATCAGGCCTCCTGTTTTCATTATAGTAAATTTTATACAAATTACAATTTAA